GTCGGGCGTGGGGAAGGTGTCGTAGAAGATCCCCGTCAGGGCGACGGCAGCGCCGAGGTTGCCGCCAGGAGAAAGCACGAGCACCTGTTCGCCGGGGGAGGGTGGCGACCAGGTGCGCGTGGCGCCGGCACGCGGCGCAAGCCAGGGGATGGGCTTGGTGTGGAGACCACCCACCGAAACCACCATGCGCGCGCTCGCCACATCCACCGAAACCACGGTGCCGTAGCGGATCATGTTGATGAGTTGCATGGGGTCTTCGTGCATGCGGTGCATGCTGCGTGACGACACTCATTTAGGCATGCTGTGCTCGTTCTGTGAGAGGTGTTTTAGAACGAATCGGTCTCGTTGTGACAAACCCACCCCGTGAGGAGTTATTCCATGGATCAGCAAGCCCCGATGGACAGTGCAGATGACATCGATACGTTTCGCGCCGAGTTTTTGCGCTGGGAGGAATTCCTCAACAGTATTTGGGGGATTCTGGCTTTTACTTTCGCGCTGGGGTGCTTAGGTACGCATGTGCCTTGGATCAACGCATGGATATGCTGCGCGTTCCTGGTCATCCTTCGCCTAGGCGCGAACAATCAATTTCCACAGAGCATGCGGCGCCTTCGTTTGAAGGCGAAAGATGACCCTGCGTTTCGCCAACTACTTCAGAAGCGAACCGATCAGTTCTTGGGGAATCGCGTGTTGCTCATTCGCTACCCGCTGTTCTTGATGGGTTGGATCTGTCTGGCGATCGTGATGTTTAGCCGCGGGCTAGTGATGTATTTGCCCTGGCTCAATGGTTACTTCGGTTACGACATCCATTAAGCATGCAGATGCTGTAAAAGCCGGTCGCGGATCATCTCGCGGTCCGCACCGGTGAAACCCAGCAGCGAGCGGCGCGGGTAGCGCACTTCCGGCGCGTTGGCAGCAGGGCGGTCACGTAGGCCTTCCTGGTGAATTCGCGCAATGCGTGCCACGCGCTCCGCGAAACCGACTTCGGCGGCATCGGCGGTACCGGATGCACGCAGCCAGCGCGCGGTGCGCAGCTTTCCGAACATCGCGGCACGCCGACGAATGGCGCCAGATCGATCCCGCAATTGCGGCTTGCGCGGCGCGAAGGGCGAGCCTTCAGCATCGCGCTGCGACGCGATGCGCTGCTGTTGGGAGCGGCGCAGCTCGCGGGCGATGGTTACGGCGAGCGTTCGCCGTGCGGGCGGCTCGAGCTTGGCCAGCAAAGCGCCGGCCCAGCTCTCCAACGGGTTGAGCGGGTCCGTGCTCACAACATGGACGTTGGATCGGACGGCGGCGGCGCGGGATGCTCGAAGGTATCGCCGCGGCGAAAGACGGGTTCGGTCACGTCCAACTGGAACTGCACGTCGGCCAGTTCGTTGGTCATCAGCTCCGCTTCAAAGCGCACGGCGTTGCGCATGGCTTCGGGGTTGAGTAACAGGTCGGGCTGAGTATCGGCGAGCCAGCGCAACACCGTGGCGGTGAGCGTGTTCATGTCGCCGGCGTAGTCCTGCACGATCACGGTGAGCTGGTAGGCATATTCCCAGCTATCGCCGACGGCGCCGGTGGTAATCACCCGGCCGCGCTCGGCAAAGATCAGCAGCTTTTGCGGATCGTTGGCCAGCTCGGGGAGGTGTTGGAGTAGGGCATCTCGCAGACTCCCGGGCTTAATCACGGGGCGCAGCTCCGTGGTAGGGCGGCGCCTGCAAACGATCGATCAGTGTGTTGAGCTGAACGATGGCTTCGTGACAAGCGCCGTAGTTGTCGGCGATGACGCCGGCGGCATCAGAGGCTTTAACGGCTGAGGCCTGCGCATCAGCAGGTCCGGGAGGGCCGGGCAGTACGGACGTGGCGGCGGCGTCGTGCAGGCGCACAAAGCCAACAGGGAGAGGATAGGCAGCATCAGTGCTGGGCGTGACATAGCGGGGTGCCTCGCGTTGGATGTCGTGGATGACTTGGCGGACCTCGCGCACGCGGTCCACGTACTTGGTGATGAAATGGACGTCCGTCTTGGCGGTAGTCGCCTCGAAATTGGCCACCACCATCTGCGTTTGCGCCTTGGCCAGGTCATCGCCCAGGCCGTGGATGCGGTGGCGTTGCCATGCCATGAACGCTACGCATGCTGTGATGGCGACGAGTAGGGCAGTGGCGAGGGTGCGCATCGCTCACAACCCCACGCGGTTGAGTACCCAGCCAAAGACGAACCGCCGCTGTGAGCGGTTCCCTTCGCTGAGTTCGAGATACCGGGCGCCTTGGGAACTGTTGAGGCCCTTGAGCAGAGTGGTGGCGCCCATCGGTCCACGCCAGCGCAGGAAAGCGCGCAGCGCATCGAGGGTTTTGTTGCCGATCTGGCCGTCCACGACCAGCTCCGCATAGCGCGTACCGGTGTCGTTGAAAGCGTTGAGCCAGCGTTGCAGGAACGTCGCGGCAACCGCGGTTCCCATGTTGACGCCGGTATCGATCAGCTCCACCGCCACGTTCGGGTCAATCGCCATCACTGCGTCAAAGTGTGGCCCGACGATGAAGTCTTGACGATAGATGGCGCGAGCCATGGTTTCCGTCAGCGCCTGCATCGGACCGTTGTAGCCGTGCTCGCGGGCCTTGGCCTGGGTGATGCCGAAACGCGTGGGGCCGCCACGATCCGCAGGGTTGTTGGTGAAGGTTCCGCCGCCCTCGCGCTGCAGAATATCGTCAATGATGCGTTCGACGCGTTGCTCGGGTAGCGGAATCATCGGCGAGCCCTCCGCCACAAGCCCGCAAGCAGCACCGAAAGGTGTCGCAGGGCGTGCGCGAGGTTGCCGCGATGGACGCACACCACGACGGCGAGCGAGGCGCACAGAAGCGATTCCATGGGCCCCGGCGGCGGTCGGATGCCGCAGACGAGCTTGACCGATGTCATGGTGCAGGCGACCACCAGTAGCCATGCCAGCCATGCGATGCCATGGCGGTGCCGCGAGCTGCCGCGCCGGAAGGTCAACAACTGCACGACAACGATCAAGCAGGCGACCAGCTGCAGCAGCGGCCAGGCGTTGGGGTAGATGAGTGAGGTCAGCATGGGGTTAGCCTCCGCGCTTGGGGAAAAGGGACGACATGTCGAATGTCTTGATGCGCTCGATGAACTGCGTGGCCACCGTGATGGCCCCCGCACCCGCGAGAAAGGCCGAGACGCCCGAGCTACGCAACGGCAGCAGTTGCATCAGCTCCGGTGCGCCGAGGTAGCCGGTGGCGGTGCTCACCAGCAGGTACACGGCACGTCGCAGCGGCGGCAGATCGCGCGCGCTGGTTACGTACAGCGTGCCGCCGGCGATGGCGCCCACCAGGGCGTCGCCGTCGATGCCGGGGAGCAATGCGGTAGTGGCCGCGGTGGCGGTGATCGCAGCGGTGGTCAGCGTGGCGCTTGCGGGCTCGGTCATGATCAGTCCCATAGCTGTTGGGTGGGGATGACGGGGGTAGCGGTGGAGGCCGAGCGGTCGGGCAACTGCACCAAGGTGCCGGTGGGGAGAATCGCGCCGAGGTCCGACAGGTCGCGATTGAGTTCGAGCACGGCTTCCACCACGCCCGTGGTGGCGCCCAGCTCACGCCAGCACAGCGCGTCTACCGTGTCGCCTTGGAGGGAGCGCACGGCGGCCACTAGATCAACTCCACCACGCTGCGCGTGCGGCCGAGGATGTCGGACAGCGCCCATTGCGCGTTGCGGCGGAACTCATCCGCGGCGGCGGCTTCGGACTCGGCGCGGTGATCGCCGGCGCGCGTGGTGTCCCAATCGCGATAGCTCTCGGCGAGGTCGGCTTGCACGCTGCACGCAACGGCGCGCAGGTAGCGCTGCACGAGCACCGACTTGCCGTCGATGGTCTCGTCCATGTCCGCAGCGGAGTCCCAGCCTTGCGCGACCTTCGTGGCGCGGAACGCAGCGAGCTGGGCGTTGACGAACAACACAGCCGCCACCGTGCAGGCGCGAAGGCGTGCGGCGGTCACGTTGCCGGTGAGGCGTGTAGCGGCGCGCAACGCGGCGAGGTCGATGTTCGGCCAAAAGCCGTCGTTCTTGATCGGTGCGCCGTCGTCGGTGGGTGTGGTGGCGGGTGCGCCGCCGTTGCCAGTGAGAGTGCCCATGATGATCTCGAAAAATGCGGCGGTGGACGGGTGGGTCAGGGCTCGCCCGAAGGCGACCATCGCCACCCGTGCCGCCGCGGCGCCGGGGGTGGCTCAGGGGTCGCCTTGCGGCGATGGTTCGTTGTCGGCGTGATCGCCGGATGTGTTGCGTAGGCGGCGTTCCAGCTGCTCGATGTCTTTCTTGGCGCCCACCTTGTCGTGCAGTTCTACCGCGCGACGCAAATACACCAGGGCCTCGCCCGGCTCCGATGCCGCGAGCAGTCGGCCGAGTGCGAAATGCAGCTTGGCGCGCACCTGGTCGGGCATGTCGTAGGGCAGGGTGACGTCCAGGATGTCGCGCAGGACATCCACATCGAACGGCTTGCCGGCCGCGTAGGCCTTGAGCGCCTGCTCGGCCGGTTCCTCAGCCACCAGCGTGGCGGTGGTGCGCTGGAAGCGGTCGGGCATCGACAGGTTGTGTGTCAGCACATAACGCGCGATGGGCAACGCACCGGCGAAGTCGCCTACGTCGATGCGCCAACACAGCACGTAGCCGAGCACGTCGTCCTGCACGCCCTGGCCACCGGCGAGCACGCCGGACACATAGGCCTCGTAGTCGGGCAGCATCTCGCGCTTGGCGTCGATCTTGCGTTCCACGGACTGCAGTTGCTTGAGGCGTCGGCGGTCGGTGTCGAGCTTCGCGCGGATCAGGGCGTGTGCCTGCGAGGTGGAGCTATCCACCGCCGCACCAGGCGCCGCTTTCGCGGTCGCCTGGGCAGCCTGCACGCGCATCAGGTGTTCCATGGCGGGTGAGGGCATGGCGGTGGTCCTCAGGGTGCCTTGGTCCAGTCGCCCAGCACGATGTTTTCCAACAACACCGCACCGCGCAGACGTTCCACCACATACGCGTCGTTGCTCGACTGGTAGTCGGCGATACGGTCGTACTCCGGCTCATCCTTGAGCAGGCGACGGCGCCCGCCGGTCTGGTAGTAGATCGACAGGTTGTCGGGGCGCGTGATCAGCAACGCGGTGCCGGGGAAGTACGGCAGGCCCATGGCAGTGAGGCCGCCCATCAGCTTCTGGCTCACCAGTACCTGGTTGGCCAGTTCGTCCGTGGCGCGCTGATCCCGGTTGATCTTCGGGAAGTACTTGTCGTGCAGCAGCTTGCGGTTGACGTGCACACGCAGGCCGGTGTCTTCCTGAAACCATGGCGCCAGGATCTGGATAGCGTCAAACACCAGCGCGTCCAGATTCTCGTAGTGGCCACCGGGGCCGACACGGATTTCGCCTACGCCCGCGGCGCCTTCCTTCATCACCTGGGCCGGTGCCTGCTCGCGAAGCACCTGCAACCAGCCCTTGTTGACGTCCTGCAACAGGGGGTTCTTGTCGATGTCGGTATCGGCCGCCACGCTGGTGCCGTTCCAGCCAATCATGAGGCGATCCAGGGCCTGCTGCTGGATAAGCTCGCCACTGACGCGCGGCTGGAAATCGGGGAAGTGTGCCCACGCATCCAGCGTGGCGTACTTGATGGACGTGTCGAAGTTGGTCTGGTGGCACTCGTACGGCTTGGCGTCCAGATCGTGCATTTCGCGCGGGTTGCGGCGCTTGCCACCGCTGGTGTTCGTGCGGCTAGCGGACGGGCCTTTAATGCCAAGGCCCAGTTTCTCGCCGACACGCTCGGTCACCGGATGGACGTTGACCAGCTGAAGGTACTCGCTGGACTCCTGAATGCGGTTTTCCATCGTCTGCTGCACGGCGGGCTGCACATCGAATTTCTCCGTGGCGCTCGGCACGTCGTTGAGCTTTGCGATCTGCGCCGCCAGGGCGTTGAAAACAAGACGGGTTGCGTTCTTCATGGGTTTCCTTAATCGGGGGAGTGGAGGTGGTGAGGGTCAGAACTCGGTCAGCACCAGGCCCGGGCCGTTGGCCGCCGGGCGGTTCTTCGCCGGTGCCGGCGTGGTGTTGAAGGTCTGCTCCACGGCTTCCAGGCGCTGGAAAACCTCATCCAAGCGCTGTTTGTGCTGCTGCACGCTGGCGTCCACGGTCTGGAATTTCTGTGCGGTCTGTGCGCTTTGCGTTTCGCCATGCTCGGCCACTTCTTCGATGGCGGCCGCCAGGTCATTGAAGCGCGCGTCGTCGGTGGCGTCCTTGCGGCGGAACATCTCGCGCACCTTGGCCAGGACGCCAGGCTTGGCCGGTTCCTCCGTGGTGAACTCGATCACCGTCTCGGTGGCTTCGCCGAACACGTTGTCGGGGTGCTGCTTGCGTGCGGTGAGGGGGCTGGCAGCCGGGTTCTGCGCGGTGAACTTGAGCATGTCGGTACCCAGGCTCGCCGGCGTGTCGGTGACAGCGAGGCCGACCAGATAGGCGCGGCCGGTGTCGGCAAACTTCGGCGACACCTCGGCGCTGGTGAACACCTTTTGCATGGAGCCGACCAGCTTCACCAGGTCATCGCTCGGTGTGATCGTGGCGAACAATTCCAGCTTGCCGGCGTTGTTCTCCACCGCTTCCAGCGCGTCCACAAAGCCGTAGTTTTTGAACGGGCTGTCGGGTAGCGCGCTGCGGATGTGCTCGATGTTGATGCCGGCGCGGTACTTG